CATTTTATAATTTAAACCTATCTAACTTAACTGGTTTAGCATTAGGATCACTCTTCTTTAATTGTGCATTTGCTGCTTTTTCAAAATCAGATAAAGCTGTGTCTAATTTTTTCAACTGTTTCTGAAACTTTTTATCTTTTTTTAATGCTTTTTTCAAGAAGAATTTTTTGACAATAGCGTCAATTATACCTTCTTTCAATATTGATTTGTTACTCATAAACGACATGATACAGTTCTCCTATATACATTAATAAATATAAAGAAAAGAGTTATTTGGGGGAAAATCTACGAGGGATTGTTGATTGTGGTTTTGGTTGTGCGTTATCTATTTGTTCTTTTTCTTTCTTTTTAAAATCCATAAACTCTCGTAAATAAAAGTTTTTCAAATGAACAGGCATATTGTAGACATCACTAAATGTAAATCCAGGTGTCCCATATATAAAATAAAAAATAGATTGATGTATGTCTAATTTATTAGATGGATTTAGGCCAAAAAAACTCAACTGTAAGTGGAATTGACACACTCACAGCTTCACCTCCTATTTGGATTTCCGATGTCAAATCAATATCGGGAGAAATCTCTTGAATGTAATTTCTCAATGCCACAGAGTCACGAGCCAACATATTTTGTGAAAAGGCAGTTATGGTTTCTGGTTTATTATCCCCATCCACTTCGGTGATTGTGTAACGAAGTCGTGTTGATATTTCAGTATTATAACCATATTTTTTTGATTGTTCTAAATCTTTTTCAATTAATTTTTCTTCAACACCTGTGAGTAATTTAAACTTTATTTTGTTTTTTCCAATTGGTGTTTCAAAATCAAAGGAATTACCACTATAATCAACACCGTCTATTGCTTCTTTAAAAGGACATTTTGTAAGGTCAAAAGTATGTTCAACTGTTTGTTCAATATTGTTAGGATTAGCCACTTCAGCAGTATACTCAGGACCGTAAGCAAGAATACGAGAAGCAACTAATACGGCATTCTTATCACCTAAAACAAGATGTTCTTGTTTAACACCTTTTGTAACAATAAGACTATCTAATAATTTATCAACCACCACACCTTTCTTAATGAGGTTTTCCGACATAAGAATGTCTTCTTCTTTTGTGGTCATGTATTTTAATTCTAATTTACCTTCAGCAAGCGGTGAATCTTTTGGATATACTTTTCCACCAGACGGTAAATCTATAACTTCCGTAGGGAACTTATGTTCTGACATTATAACTCCTTAGTGTTTTTATAACTATGTATTACTTAGAACCGAAGATTTTTGAAAAGAAACCTTTTTTCTTTTTCTTATTACTTTTCTTCATTTTCTTCTTTTTGGTTTTTTTCTTCTTTTTGATTTCTTCCATACCTGCCATGTTCATTTCCATAGCATTAACAGTAGGAACAGCACCGAAAAGAATAAAACCAGAAAGTATTAATTTAAGTATGTTTTTCATTAGAACTCCAATATAGCGTAATCATATCTTAAGGTTAATGTAATTTCAACAGGATCAGAAGAAGTAAAATCTAAATCACCAAAGGCAGCATCTTGAATGTATGTACCATATAATGTCCACTTTTCAATGATGTCACCGACAGGACCTAAGACTTGAAAATTAATATTCTTTTTATAAAAGTCTTGATATCCGTCACGACCAGTCGCACTCTCGTGATGTAATCTTATCCACTCAATAACAGCTGAAGCAGCAGAAGGAACGATAGGATCGTAAAGAGTAATTTGTAGAGTTTGCCACCTACCCTTACCTTTCACATACTTTGTTATGTTCATATGTTCCAAAACAACTTCATCGAAAGTTATCTGTGGTCTTTGCATTGTCTTTATTGTAAAGGCAGGTATACCACTAATCTCCATGATAAAACGATTTTTCAGTTTCGGTTCATATGGTGTATAAAATATCTTATTCGCTTCTAAAAGTTCAGCCATTTGTTATCTCCAAAATTTGGTCTTCAATAATAAATATATCATTTATTTAAAATTACTCAGGAAAAGCAGCTCCAGTTGGTTGTACCACGAAGTCCAATACGATAAATTCAGCAGTCCTTGTAGGTTGGATAAATATCTGACCTATCAACTGATTTCTATCAATGGTTTCTGGCGTGTTGTTTGAATCATCCATTACTACTCTAAAAGCATTAAGACCTTGATTAGCTTGAACTTGATCCATATAAGGGTTTACAACATTTAAGAATTGATTTCTTAGGTCTGTTGTGTTTTGTTCGAACACAAGTCCTCTTGAAGAGTTAGCAACGAACTTCTTGAGATTGATTAATAATCTTCTTACATTTACTCGGTCAAGAGCAGAAGCTTTCTTCTGTGTTGTTTTCTGTCCAAAAACAGTAACACCTTGACCAGGAAAGGTAGCAATAGGATTGACGTTTGATTCATAAAGGTCATCTCTGTTACCTTGTGTTAGTTTTCTGTATGCCTGTACGGCACTATCAATTCCACCTCTGTTCAGTCCAGCAGGAGCAAACCAAGGTTGTCCGACAGTATCGTTAAAGTGATACACACCGGCAAGAACAACTGATGGTGGGACGTATCTAAAATTACCAGTTGTCGCATCTTGAATCTGTATCCAAGGATAGTAAACAGCGGCAAAACTTGAATTACGAGCTTCGGTATTTGTCTTGGCATTAGCCACAGTATCTGTCAAGAAAGTATTATCATATACTAAGAAACAATCTCCTCTGTCTTCACACATCTGAATAGCATCACCTATAATAATATTAGAGTTTGTTCCGTTTTGGTCAAGGATACCTGGTAAAAACAACATATCGATATCAAACTCATCTTTGTTCTTTAACAGATTAATAGCAGTTGCATAACCACCTGTTCCTACTGTTGTAGCACTTGTTGCCAAATTAACACCTTGACTATTAGTATCACTGTCTGTTTCTAAATAAAAATTAAATGGATGACTAGCATTTTGAGTTCCGTAAGCACCACCATTAAATGAACCACCAAAACTTCCACTACCTAAGAATGGAATTGAAGTAGCACCAGTACCATAAGCATCAGAATCAATATTACCATCTTCTTTTAGGTAGTTTGGTGTTTTTACATAAAGATTTTTTATTCTAATGTTTTTAGACTTATTTGGAAACTCACCAGTGTTTTGTATAAAAGCTTGACCATCTTCAACCACTACTGTAGAGGTTGAATTTCCTATTCTTTTTAAGATATAGTTTGGAGACTCTGGATCTAAAGATAGGTTTTCAAAAGTTTCTATTACTTTCTTTTTATTTTGTTCGTCATTACCTTGACGAAGAACTAATGTAAAAGTTCCTTTAGAAAGATTTCTCTGAGATATTTCATATCTAAAGTTATCAGCTCTTCCACCAAAACTACCAGTTCCAAAATGAGCATTACTAGCAGGATTATCAACTCTTGGTGCTAACCTTCCATTACCATCTATTGAAGAAGTATTATTAAAAGAAGGACCATTGCCAATTACTTCTATGTCAAATATTCTAGTAGCACCTAAAGTACCACCTATTACAGAAGAGCCTGAAGCAAATACACTAGCTTCAGCTTTAGATAAACTTGGTTCTCCAACTCTCACTATGGTGGCAGGACCACCTTGTCTCAAATACTCTTTAGCAGTATGAGATGTTAAATATTGAAATTTGTCACTACCACTTTCTATTACCTCACCGAATATCTGAACGAACTCGGAATAAGAACTAACCATTGTTGGTTCAAGGATAGGACCTTTTACTGTTGGACCTACAATAGCAGCCCCTATAGGACCAGCAGTTGCGGGTAAAAATGATTGGTCTATTTCATTTGTAAATACACCTGGTGATACGATTTTCTCAGCCATTTGCTGTCTCCAAAAATTAGGTAAGATTTAATACAATTATTCATATATAAATATTACCTAATTTTGGAAAGATAGGTAAAGTTATTTTTATTTTTTTTCTTCGGAAGGTTGAACTTCTACAGATGGAGTAAATACTCCTGTTTGTGGATCTAATGTACCAGGTCCATACTTTTCAGTAATCGATTGAAGAGTTTCTTGTTCTTCTTTTTTAAGAGATTCTAACTCTTCGTGAAGTTTAAACTCTTCTTCCTCAACTGCTTCAGATTGTTTTTCTAAGTTAATCTTAGCAATTGCTAACTGACCAAATCTATTGGTAATTTCATTTGACTTTCGAGAAATTTCTTGAATTAATTTTAATTCATCGTCTTTGAATTTAACCTCTGACATATTAATAACCTCTAATTTAGTTTGTAATAACAATTATATACATATATAATTATAAAATTTTTTCGGAAAAACTGACTTTTTTTGGATTATATGCTCTACCTAACTCAGCAGTTTTACCAAATATATTATCTGTAAATTCAGGTATCATATATCCTTTAATAGTCATAGTGAATTCATTTCTTATCATTCTCTCACCTTGTGATTCCATTTCTATCTCATTTGATATATCACCGTCAAGTGATGAAAGAAATCGATAGCTGGTTTGGTCACCAAAATAAGTTTCTAAATGTTCTATCCAAAGTGAGTTTAAATCATTCATCTGTTCTATAAAAGATGTCATCATAACAATACTATAACTACACCTCACAAAATCTGGCATACCAGTTTTGACAAACTCTTGTACAGGTTGTTGGCCTGTCAAAACGGCAAATCTATCGTACCTATTATTTTTACTCCACCCACTACTTGAACGAACAACAGATATAAATTTTCCTTGTACATCATTATCAAATGAAAGTGGCATAGATTCATCAAATCCAACTGATGTTCTTTTTAAAACTATCATGGGTAAAATTATTACACCGTTTTTATCTCTTAGTGTCCCTCTATCTTTTATAGACTTCCATCTTTCTTCATTACCATAAAGAACAGGCACAGAAATAATCTCGTTCTGTTCTCTTACCTTTGGTTTCATGATGTTTCGGATGTGTTTGATAACAGCAGTATCTATTTCTTTTAAACCAATGGAAAATCCTTTACCAGCGTTTTGACCACCCGGTTTCTTAATTACAACTTTAGGGTTTCCTTTTTCACTTCTTATGCTTGTTTGAGATTCACGATTTACATTTGACTCGTATCCAGCATTATCATTTGTTATTGGTTTAATTGCCACGGCGTAGTTTCCTTAGTTTATCTAACTTACTCTCTGTGTTATTAGCGTACTCTTCAGATTTTAATCCTTTAGTAGAAACTTTATCTATTGATATTTGTTTCTCAATTGGAACATCGACTGCTCCTAAAGTAATATTCTCTTTCTCTCCATAAATATTACCTTGTTTCAGTAAATCTATTATTTCATCAAACCTATCAACTTTCGGCTCTCCATATACGTTCTCAATGGTTTCATCAACGACCTCTTCTACCTTAACAGGTTTTACATGATGTGACCTACGAGGTTTCATCACAAGGGTTTTATCTAATAGTTGAATAGCCATTATCTTGGTCGTTCCTCAATGTTAATTGATGACAATCTACTACGATGTGCTGTAGCTTTTATAGCATGATTAAAACTTGGATGGCCACCAATAAGTTGTGGTTCGGTCACTCCATTTATTTCCCAATACCAATCATTCCAATCACAGATATCACCAGCCTCAGGAAAAAAGTTTAATGAACCACTAGCCAAATTATTTCTTTGAAACATTAAATCAATCGTAGAGTTGGTATCTGGTCCTGCCTCTTGAAATTGTTCTACTTCAGGCGCATTATATCGTATCAAACAATTTACTCTAAACCCTACATTAAAATATTTAGCAGTAGATTCTCCATATATGTTTGATGGTGTATGTTCAGGTGCTACCTTATAGATATCAACGGACTGACCAACTATTTCGTCAATCAACTCCTCGTTCATATGGTCAACTAAATCAATTTCCTTTTGAGAAATAAAAAATGGTCGTGTAGCAGACATCTCTTATCCTATGTATATTTGTAGAGGAGCTTTTGCCAATACTTCTCTCTGAGCATTTGACTCTTCTGCCTCCGCTTTTAATTTTTCTGTCAAAGATACTGATTCTAAGAACTCTTTTAACTCCTCTAATAATTGTTGTTTTTCTTCTCTACCCTCTGTTTTTAGAGCTTCACCATCCAATGTAACTTCTCCATCAGGTATTGGCATAGAACTATACTTACTTCTGATAATACCAAGTAACTCTTTAGCAAGAGCGTATGTATATTTTCTAATCCATTGACGACCAGGTTGGTTGATGGAATTATAAGTAACAAATTTATATGGAACATTGGAAGGATCTGATACACCACCTTGTAGACCAGCATTAGCATTGTTTGTGTTTCTAATATCATCTTTGACATAATACTCAAACCATATCTTTTCACCTGCATCTCCATCTTGTGGTCTAGGAAATATCCTTAAGTTGTTATTATGTATTTCAAAAGAGTAAGCACTCTTTCTTACCAAATCCGATGTTTCAATAGCATTTGCTCTAGCCAAATCATAAGAGATTGGTTTTAACACAAATGATATTGCCGGAGAAACATTACCAAATCCGAAAGCATCAAGAAGTTGTCTTTGGTCAAATGTTCCAGCATAAGGATCATAAAACCTCGATACTGAAGCTGGCATATGGTTGAACACTCTCTGAACTTCTATTCTTTTTCCACTTTCGTTATCATCAGCCCAAACATCTTGTAAATCATAATCTTGTTGTGAACCAGACAATGTGATGAATCCTTTTTTCAAATCGTAGTTTTCACTCATATTGACGGCTTGACCATACTTATCTGACAAGCCTATGGATGCTCCTAAAGATGGAGTTACAGGATTAGCAGAACCTGTACTTAAAGAACCAGATATTCTACTTTTTTCTCCATATTGTTCCCACATCCAATTCTTAATATTATAGTTATTAATATGTTGTGAGTATTCATTAACTGATTCTTCAAAACAAGCATAGATAGAACCACTTGGTATTTCTAGTTGTAAAACTGGAAATCCAAGTCGTTTAGCACACCATTTAGTTACAGAAATTATATCTGTTTGAAAAGTGGCATCTGAATCATAAGTTCCGTAAGGTGTTTGTCCTTCGACAAAAGCACTTGTTGGATCTTCATAAGCAAATTGTAATTTCGGCATAATGTAATTCTCCTACCTATAAATATATACTTTATAAAAACAAAAAGGGGAAAACCGAAGTCTTCCCCTTATGTTATGTATCAGAATTATGATTAGATTAAACTAAATCAAGTGATTTACAATGAATCAAACCATAGAACTCTGGACGAATCATCTTCTTAGCGTATCTCGTCATCACACCTTTTCTTGGTGTAAAATCACTAGGATCATATACCAATGGAGTTGTAATCAACGGAACGTAAGGACTATATACAGCACCAGTTTCTAAGAAGTTACTTCCTCTGAATCCAACAAGGATGGAGTTTTCAGTCATATAAGGATTCTTATAGACTGTGTAACGACCAGCAGCTTGACCTATCTTTGAGATACCCATGCTAAATTGGTCATTTCCACCATCACCTGGCTGACTTACATAACCAGGTAGTGATTCAAGAATTGTGGCGATCTTTGGAGCAACAACTACAAAGTTAGCACCACCACGAAGTGTCAAACGATGAATTTCGTTTGATACTTTTTGAATCTTGGATACTAGAGTTTGATACCATTCAAAACGAGTTCCGTAGAATGTGTTCGTTGAGAATGAGTTAGTACCAGAATCAAAATCCTCACCAGCTTTTGCTGACCAGTAATCAACTGTTACTGCATCTGCGATTAACATATCAAGTATTTCCAAATCAATTTCCATTGAGATGTAATCACTTAACATTGAAGTTAATTCAGCTTCTGCATCAACAGAATGATAAGCGTTTAAGTCTTGAGCAAGCTCAGGTGACCAAACAGCTTTTAACTTTCTGGTTTTAGCAACGATTGGTAAAGACCTCATTTCAAGGTTAACTTCAGGTATGTTCAACTGATCTACATTTGCATTACCGACTCTATCTTCAAAATCACCACGGTCTGCAGCAACTGGTTGTTTCACATACTTAACTGTGTAAGAGCCAGTAGCATCAGCAACAAGTGATCCTGTTGCAATCAATGTTAAGGCATTCTCACTTCCGTCCCAAGATGTAAACTGAGGTAATACATGAACATCAGACTCAGAAAAATCATAGGAACGAACTGCTTGTACATCTGCACCAACCAAGTTTGCTGTTCTAAGAGTTACTTTAATGAATTTATCTCCACTATTTAAACTAGCAGAAACTTCACTATTAAAGTCAATATCTTTGAAAGTTGCTTGAGCTGTTGTATTTGAAACTGCAGTTACAGTTGACTGACTAATTGAATATCCATAACGACCTACACCATAGAATCCAGAATCGTCTCCGAAAGGAGATTTTGAACCAGATGGGGAGTTAGGTCCTTGTTTACCCATCAAGTCTTCACCTGATGAGAATTTACCAACACTTGTTCCATACTTGAAATCAAGATAGAATACAAGGCCGGAAGGTAAGTTCATAGGCTGAACAGAAACAAGTTCCTGTGCTACGATATTACCAAAAACTCTTCTTACAAGTGGAAGAGCAACTCCTGACCATTCTTCATCACCAACACCAGCACCGGCGTTAGGAGAAGTTTTAGAATTTTCAGAAATTAACTGACGAGCCTGGTTTTCAAGCAATACAGCCATACCAGATCTCTGCCATTCATTATCCATTCCTTCTAAAAGTCCAGATTTGTCCCACTTTGCAACGAGTTTAGCACTCTCTTCTTTTTGCTTCCTTATAGGTGAAGCATCAAGTAGAGATTCATTTATATAATCGCTCATTTTATCGTTCTCCAATTAAAGCGGTTTAAGATTTAAGACCAGCAAGTTTTCTGAAACGGTCTGCGACTTGACTTTCCTCAGTGATGATTTTAGTCTTTGGTGCAGTTCCACCAGATTTCTTACTAGCATACGATTCCTTAACAACTTCTTTTCTTTCACCACCATTGTCTTTATAAGACTCAGCTAGTGTAGAATAGACCAACTTGATTTCACGAGTTGTTTGAGCTCTATCAAAAGTCTCAACAATTTTCAACTTTTGGTCATTACTCAATACAAACTCTTTGAAAAGTTTGTTGGTATATAGAAGTTTAGCATTAAGGATGTTAACTTCATGAAGCTTATCTCTTAGGAAAGTGACAGCTTCTTTATACTCATTAAGCTCGCCTTGTAGCTCTTCGATAGACTCTTTTATCTTACCCTTACCAGGATCTTCTTCATCTGCAGCACTTGGTTGAACAACTTTGTTGTCACCAGCACCTATGCCAGATGATTTGGACTGTTCTTCAAGGTCTTCTTCTTCATCAAGTTCTTCTTCTTCATTTACAGACTCATCTTTTTTCTTATCTTCTTCATCGTCTTCATGAGCACCTTCTTGAACAGACTCTTCTTCTTCACCAGGTTCAGATTCGTTTAACTCTTCTTCAAGCTCTTTGATTACTGCTTCTAAATCAAGTTCGAGATCCTCTTCCATCTCATCATCGTCATCTTCTTCTTTTTCAGAAACAATTGGAGCATACTTCACACCATCGATTTCAACGATTTCGGATTCATCCATTTCATCATCATCATCTTCTCTTCCCATTTTACGGTCAGAGTCATGCATACCTTCGTCTTTCTTCTCATCATCGTCATCTTCTCTTCCCATTTTACGGTCAGAGTCATGCATGCCTTCATCAGGATCTTCTTTATCATCGTCATCTTCACGAGGAGGT